GAGTCGCTGCGGTCAGTCTTGACCGTATCAGCAGTACTCAGACTCGTGCGCTGGTCTGCCAAGACCTGGCCAAGACGAATGTCCAGGTCATGGAGCAGTTGGCGGTCGTAGGCCTGAATTTTGTACTCCTCAGCCGGCATCTGCAGCACCTGCTGCGTGATGACCGTGAGCGAGTCTCGGATGGTGTCTCGCTCGGCTGGAGCATACTGAAGTTTCAGCCCATTGAGCTGTTCTCTCAGTTCCTGCTCCGCTCGCTGCTGTCGATGGTCAAAAATCCAGAAGCAGGCGATGATGACCAATATCACCGATATGACCATGATGATTGACTTGAGATGTTTCTGCATAATTCTTGTTTTAAATGTCAGCATACTCAGGAATAGCGTCGAAACATGGGCACTCCTTGATACGCTCCCATGGATCGACCACTCCATTGTGGTTCTTGTCAGGCGAGATGTCACGATGTCCCATGATCTTGGCATCAGGGTAGCGCTGGCGCAACTCCTTCAAGAGTTGGCGAAGTCCAGCCTTCTGCTCATCTGTTCGGTTGTCGATAGCCTTGCCTGTGCGGGATATTCCACCCATGTATGCCACGTTGACTGAATCGAAATTGTGCCCCTTGACTCCGTTGGACGGCAGGTCTTCTGTCATGAGCTGCGTGCGCTTTCCATCTGCGGTAACGACCCAGTGGTAGCCTGGATAATGCCAGCCTTTGTTTCTAAATTCCTTGAGCAAGGCATCGACAGACCATGACTGTCGGCTTGCTGTACAATGAACGAAAATTTTCTTAATCTTGCGTGCCATTTTTATTGTTAAAATATTTATTGATAATGTCTTTAACTCTGGTGTCAAAAGTCAGTGCGAAACCAAAGACGGTTGCCACGTAAACCAGACTCTGCCCAAAGTACCACAAGACGTTAGACGTGACGTCGTGGGACATAAAAAAGCTGATGTACACAAGCACAATGCCAGCAAGCAGTACTATGCCAGCAGAGCTGTAGTGTATCCAATCCTTGGTATTTCTCTGCATATCTGTACCTTTTTTAAAACTGGCACAAAGGTACATATAATATAAGGAATATAAAAATACGGCAGAAAGGACTGTCACCCTCCTGCCGTATCTGATAACTATGAGATATCCCGGTCGAGTAACTCTCTGGCCATCTGCTTAGCCTGCTCTCGCCACTCCTGGAATACCTGGTACTCTGTCTCGTGCTCTTTATTTCCATCACCATGGTTGCACAGGATGGCTTCGACATCGCTCTGGCTGTACTTAGTACGAACCAGGCCATTCACGAACTCGCGATAGCTTGCCGACTCAGCCTCAATCTTAGTGGAGCCGTCAATCTCTGTGCCCTCGTAGCTGTAGGCTGTCACTGTCTTACTATCGCCATCAGACTCCGACATGGTGGTGTCTGGGTGATAGTTTTCAACTCTCTGCTCGCTCAGGAACAGGAGAAAATGCTTGCTGTCATATCTCAAGTATGACATGCGGCAAAGATAAAATTTCTTATGCATCTAGATAAACTTATAGAATTTCTTGCCAAATTTATTGGTGAGTTCGGCGGCAACGGTGTAGAAGCCCTTGTCCAGCAGTTCCCACTCCTTGCGTGCCTGATCTACCAAGATATCTGAGCCAGTAAAGAGCCACCACGACTCTGGTTGCCAAACCGGCTCCTCAATCTCATCGCCATGTTCATCGAGTTGTCCTGTCTTCCGGACGTGATCGATGAAACGGAAGCGGATGGCTAGGCGGTCCTTAGGCACCTTCTTGGTGACTATGTGCTTGACGCCCTGGTCGTCAACTTCTTCAACCTGCTCCATCTTGAAGTCGACTCTCGACTTATCTATCTTGTAATCCTCTATGAGGATGAGGAACTTGTCATAGTCCTCAATGTTGTGGCACAGGATATCGCCTGGATGCTTCTTCTGTGCCATGCTCATGCCCTCGAAGGGAACCTCTCCCTTGCGAGCCTTCACAATCTGACCATACTTTTTCATACCGATTTTATTTAATAAGTTTTTTGTATCTGCGTGTTTGGCTAGGCCAAGCCTCGATGCTGCCTTGCGCCGGATCTGCTCATCGGTAAGACCACGTTTGCGCAATCTTGCCACCTGTGCACATAATGCCTGCTTGGTGCGCTTGCGCAAAAGGGCATGGTCGGCAAAGATCTTCTGTCCACAGAAGTCTATGCCGTCACATGTACGATGAATATTCCAACTCTTATTGATACTCAGCTTCCAGTCTCTAGCCAAGTGCATGACTGCAAGCTCCGCCATGAGGCGTAAGAAGACCTTATCTTCATGCATGATGAAGATATTGTCCATGAATCTATAATAATGTTTGAGCCCTTCGCGGCAAAAATGGTCGAAGCGCTCATTGAGGGATTTTACCCCCCCACATTTAAAACGATAGCTTGCTGCTCCGAGCGGCATGTGAGGAGCATGTCTGTGACGTACCGAGCCTGCCAGTAGCCGTGTTTCTCGGGGTCTTGGAGTATGTCGAAACACCGCATGGCGAGATAGTCAAACCTCGCCAGAAACAGTTGCCCCAAAAGTTGTGTAAGCTTGACGCCCAGCACTATGCCGTTGGTATAGCTGTCAACGACCTCGTCGATGAATGCAAGCAGCTTGCGGTCCTTGATATACAACCTGTACTCTCTCTTGAGCAGATTGTGCTCAACATGCTGGAAATAATGATGTATATCCATGGGCAAGCAATAGAATGTCTCTAGCTGTGGCGAGGTATAGATGTCCTGCTTGATAATCTTGTAGAAGAAATGCGTGCCACGCCCCTTGGTACCAGCTGGACTGTTGAAAGGAATCTTGGCTCTCAACTTATCTTCACTGGTGTGCATGGCTGCATGCTGAATGACATGATCGCCAACAGGCAACTTATTGACTATACGATGCTTGGGTTTTTCAACCGGCTTGGCCTCATAGTCTGATGTATGCCATGTCTGATTAACATATGCATTTAGCAGGGCTTGAAGATTTGTTTCAAACTCTGCCTCAAACGCTTGTACTGAGAGACGGGACTTCTTGTGCCTCGAAAAATCAAAAAATGCTTCACGAAAATTTTGCAAAGTCTCAACCGCCTGTGAAATGTTACCTAACCTCTTCACTTGCTTAAAATTTTATTTATAAAAAAAGGTCGGTGTCTGATAAATGTCGGTGTCGGTGTCTGTTGTCTGCTTTTCTAATGTCCTAACTTTCGACCGGATGACCCATTGCCATCATCTACTTGCTATTCTGCTAAAGTGTATGTTTTGCCATGAGGCAAGGCCTGACTCCCGAAATCTCTGCAGCTAAGCAAACTAACCTGCAGTATCTTGTTAAGTTGAGGGCCGCACCGTAGTTCACATTGGAATCCGAGACAGCATTGTTCACGTTGAGCGTCGAAAGACCGCATTGACCACCATTGTCAGCGTTGCCACCGCGAAGACACAGGCGAAAACCGGCGCAGGAATCACAGCCTGGTTTGAAAACCGCCTGCAAAGGTACTGAAAAAAATCGGAATGAAAGAATGTCAAAGAGCGAAATTTCAAAAAAATCGACCGCCCAAGGGCGGTAGGGTTTGCTCGCTACGCTCGCAGGGTGCTCAGGATTGCCCTTGGCTCCGCTTGGGAACCTTGGTTAATCCTGCACACTCCTGCTCACGCCAGCACACCTCTGAACACTTTAGGCCGCCTCGTAATACACTGGATCCAATGACCACTCGGATGCTGCTTCGCAGAGGGCCGCACCGTAGCTCACAAGGGAACCCGAGACAGCATCGAGCACGCGGAGCGTCGAAAGACCGCATGGACCACCATGGGCAGCGCTGCCACCGCGAAGACACAGGCGAAAACCGGAAGTAGCGTTTGACGTATTCCAAAAATAACCTGTCGAATAGGTTGACTCTGTAGCACCAATCTGCGTACAGAAGTTCTCTAGATGTTCCATCGACAAGGTCTTGATATATCCTTCACCACCGCCAGGTGACTTGCTCAACGTCTTCATGCCGGTAGCATTGCCGATAGTCCAGGAGCCGTAAATAGACGGAGCGACCAGGTGGGTCATGGTCTTGTCACTATTCACCTGGCAGAACTCATCATCCATCATTCGCCATAGATTGCCAAAGCCGTTCTTATAACCGAAGAAACATGGTATCTTGGCATTATAGACCGTTGCCCCTGCATCATTTTTTACGGCATAGGTCGCTTCTCCACATGAATCACCAAGTTCAATGCCTGCACTCATTGGTGCAACTGGTCGCCAACCATTGTAGGTATCCCAGTTCGGAATCTGCGTCAAGCCTGCTCCGAGTCCACCTTGGAAGAGGCCGTTGGCATCCTTGTTGGCATTGACTGCATCCTGATCATAATGTGTACCGAAAATGACACTGAACAGAATTGCGACAATGGATGTATGTCGCATGGTTGTGCAAAGCCAACCCTTGCCGTTCTTACGCGCTGCAGCTCTGAACTGCTCTGTAGTCATAGCGGTAGCAGGTCTGCCCAGCAACGTATTGTTCTTGCCATCATAGGTAGCATTGTTGTCGCCACCACGGTAGTTAGCTGCATCGTTGATGTAACTAACCAGGCGTCCGGTACTACGCTCAATAGTAGCGAAGCCAGCTGCAGNAACTGCCGATTGGTATCTCAAGATTGTATTCACCAGGAATTGGCTTGATGCCAATCTGCTCATAGTGCAATCCGCCAATATCCTTGATGACAACGTAGAATTTTCTGCCCCAGCCCCACTGATAGTGACCTTCTGTACCATCCAGCCTTGCCGGTTCACCAGTAGCATACTTGTGGTGATCCTTGCTGTCGAGCTTTCTGCGGCTGTGGTCATTCTTGACCAAGTATGCGCCAAGTCCGAGGATGTATGGCAACTCCTTCAGCAATTCAAGTGAGCCAATGTATGATGCAGCCTTAGGCGTTGCGTTTGCGGTGTCCCACACTCTTCCGCACCAGGCATGCTGACCAACAGCAAGGTCAGCCTTGAGCGCATCCATACCGATGCTAGTGACATTGCCATTCTGGTCTGTCAGCAGCAGGCTCTGGTTGCTGTTGACGGTTGTGACTTTCGTCACGGAATTGAATTTTTTACCTTCCATATTTATTTATAATATTTTTTTAGCAAACTGTTCCAATCACTATGATACACATGACCTAATCCGTCACTATAATCAATCGAATCCTTGCCCAAAAACAGATGACTCTCATCATCTGTCCCCTCATTAGAGTATATTCTTAAACCAAATTCTGGATCTATATTCACCCGTTTCCTTCCACCAAATCCAAATAAATCCATTGTCGCAATTCGACTCAGCGTATCACCATCTGACTCAAATTTTACCTTGAATAGGTCTGTCATTTCAGCAATTGAACTTGGTAAATCCCAGTTGTCATCGTTAACTGAAGTTGGTCCACGCATTACAAGGTAACCCTTATCAGCATTCATTTCGATTTCATTCCAGGTTTTCTCATTTTTTGACTTGAAGTTACCTGTTGCCGTAATATTCTCGAAATTACCACCCTTGCAATCGAGATCACCATCCTTAGCTCTGAAAACGACATTGCCGTCCTTATCCTTCATCTCGATGGAACGGACACCCAGGTTCTCCACCATCTGGTACTGGGCGAGGATGATGTGGGCTATAATGAGTTCGATGGACTGACCCAGTCTCCAATAATGGTTGTTCAGATCAGCTGCAGACCCCGGATAATTATCTGCTGTCTTGACGTGCGTCTTGATGCAGGAATAGGTATTGCCATTATACAATACCGCATCCTTCCACTCTTCACCTTCTCCACCCGCTTCGAATCTGTATCCATTGCTGCAGGTATTCCACAGCTGCGGACCTCGAAGGACGCTGCCCTTCTCACCCTTGACAGCCTTGCGGATAAAATTAATAGTTCTTGTAATTACTGTCATAGACTACTTGACTGATTGAATCGTTAATGCCACGCTGCTGTAACCGGCATGCTCGCAGTCTGCCCTGGTCACAGCAAATGAACTCAGCTGGACAGTAGGCTTGCGTGCCGCTTCGGTGTTGAGGACGACACCGGACCCAGATTTCAGCGTGAAATAGAATTTAGTTTCCACCGCTTCTGACTTGCCTCTGACAATCATGCGAGGTGTATAGGTCACAGTGCCATTACCTGCCTCGTCCTCGCTGATAGACTCATCAGCTGGTGTCGGGTTCGGCTCGATGTCATACGGATCCGACGCGTCGATGACTGTCTGGAAATCAAATCCCAGCAGATTATCATTGCCCATGGCCTTGTCATTGTAGACCTCTACCATGTATTCGCGAGTACAATCGACCTCGGATGCCTCGACAGTAATTGTCTTACCATTTGCTCCTGCAATCTGCTCCCAACCCGTGATGCTGTTGATGGCTCTGTACCACTTATAATATAGCCCTGATGTCAGGGTCTCGCTGCTCAGCGTGGTTCTGGCTTCGAGCTGGCAGCTATCATCCTTGTTGTTGAGCACGAAGTTATGTGTATCGCTTGCAGGAGCCTTGATCGATACTCGATAGGCTACGCCTGTGTACGGGCCGACCGGTATCTCGTATACAGCCTGTACCTCATCGGTAATCTCCTGCTGGTTTGATCTCTCGGAAATCTTGCCGACCATCTTGATATTGATGGCTGTGTAATTGGATGCCTTGACCAGGTTGTTGCATATTTTCAGCCCCCAGAAGAACTGCGAAGTACTTGGTCTGATCATCTCGAAGAGACCTTCGAATAGACCGGTCGATTTGCCGGAGCTGTTGAACGGTATCTCAGTCTCGTTGAAGAAGAACTTCATGGAGACTGGTGTCGTGACACCATCTGCAGCCCTCGATGAGATGACTACGAAATAGAGCTTAGGCTGCGACTTCGAGAAGTCGGGATAGACGGTAACGACTTCGCCGTTCTTCTGGTACTCCTGGTAGAGATCTCCATCCGGAGACTGGATAGATGGCGTGAATGTTCCCATCTTCTGGATGAACTTGATGTTCACCGATTTGCTTGCACTACTCATTCTTCGCCTCCTCTCTCATGATGAATCTGCTGTCTGTAGCTACAGGCAGCTTGTTGCACACTTCACCCTCCTGCTCCATGCAGGCTGTCTTGCCGTCCATGGCGATAGCGCCAATCTTGGGCAGCGTCTCCTCGAACTCGATAGGTTTACCGAGCGGCAGGATGTCCTGACACCACAGAAGGAAACTGCCATCTTGCAGTTCAGTTCTGTCCTCGGTCAGCTGAAGGAACTCTGCAACCTTGCGGTTTGCCTTGATGTATCTTTCCATATTAAAAAAATAATTATTAGTGAAAAATAAACGGATTGCCGTCTGCGTCCACGAAGACCTTGCCGTCGGCATCCACTGCCAGAGCTAAGGGTTCGAGGTCTTTGACTTCCAACGCGAGTATAGCTCCTCTGTTTTGATCCAGAAGTTCTGTAGGAACACTCGGAGACATGCCATGTCCGACAAGGACAGCATTCTCGAAGTGTACTGAATTATTTGGTGCCATCCACCAGAGTACCTGCAGCTCTCTCGTAGGGTTTGCTATTTCCCCTACATTGTCAAAAATAGTTGCCCTTGGGTTTACCTCCTTCGTGTCAGGCAGCACCTCATCGACCGTATCAAGCATGTCGTAATCGTAGAACGGAATTCTCCTGACGATGTTGACTATCTTGAATGGGGTTGCATCGTTGAGCTCTACGCTTGCCGGATTGCCCGCTGCAGAGTATCTTGCTCTACACCTGATGCAGATGCGCTTACCCATCAGAGAGCGGTCTAGCGTGACGGATGCACCATCAGCAGATACCTTGATTTCTAAATCATCTGCAGTAATGGCAGAGAACTGCCCTCTATCACGGAGAATTTCCCAGACGAACAGTCTTTTCTCCTTAGCGCACTCTTCAGCATTCAGGCGCAGGGAAGCGCTGATGACCTGCTTGTCGGTATCACGGAGTGGGTTGTAGTAGCGGTCACCGCTTGACAGCAGGAGCGTTGGCTTGTAGATGGTCGCATTCTTGCAGTTGATGGAGTAGTCCATCGTAATATTGCGTACCTCGTTTGTTCGGGTGTCCAGGTACTTGGCCTTGAATCTGAGCAGTATCGGCTTCTGCGGTGCTGCGTTGATATACCAGAGCAATTTTCCAGCATTATCGCCGGACGATGTGATGACATGCTTTTGGGGTGTCGTAACCAGCGCATTGCCCTCCACACCATTCTCGACTCTGTACCAGGCGATGTCCGTCAGCTCGCTGTTGACACGTCCGCTCGGGAGTATGCCATCTCGGTCAATGATGCTGATGACCGGCTGCAAAGCGCATGGTGTCAGCCTGTAATCAGGAGAAAACTCATCCTGATCAGCATCATAGGTCTGTTCGAGCGGAACGCTGCCTGATACGGACTTGGAGTAGTGTACCTGCAGAGGCGTGTACTTGATGTCTAATCTTTTGTATTTCATCTTATATGTTATTAAACACATTCCAGAGTGATGGAATCATGGGCGACCTCATCGCCCAGACCATCACGAAGTGTAACTGTTGCCGTGAACCTGATTTTGGCCGGAACCCCCTCGCTGTCGACGGAGAGGTCTGACTTGGTCAGGACAATAGCCTTGCCTGCCTTGGAACCGACTTCGAGTGCCCAAATGTTGTCGCTGGTTACTCTCTGCTCACCAGCCCTGTTCTCTGTGTATCTGGTCCAGGCTACGTCGCTGTCGAGGATATCTGTTGTGATATCCTGTCCGTAGAGCGATGCGACGACTGTCAGCGGAGCTCGGAAGTTGTCGAAATCATAGAGCGTCTCGTCTTCGAGGAAATCGATGGTAAATGCTGGATTGCCCTCTATCATCGCCCAATCGGTATTGTTCCACCTTGGTGCGGTATGGGTACCAGTCTTCTGACATCTCCATTTGCACCCAGTATACCAGACATCGGAAGTCTCGTATTTGCCAGTTTCTGGATTGAGAGCTGAGCAGAAATAGTCTGCCGCCTCTGACCAAGGTCCCCGGTCTACATAATCGACTATCGGTTTGCCTTGATAGTCAATCTGTATGATATCCTGGGTGATGATGCCGGCTGCATAGAGATAATCCCTGCCCTTGACGATAGGAAGGTTGAGCGACTTGACAAATTCAGGCATGTCGCCGAAGGCCATGCCGTAGTTGTAATTTTCAAGTATCGGCTTTGTGACGCCCGTCAGCTTGACGATGCGCCCCTCGGAACTGGAGATGTAGAAACAGCTCTGCAGCTTTTCATCGGTCTGGTTGCCATATCGGGCGATATTCATGAGCTCGCACGGCGGGAAGTTCTTGCCTGCCGGAACATCGGCATCAGGATACAGGGTGACTTCGATGTAATTTTTGACCGCGTTGACGCTGTTGACTCTCATCCATGAGGTGTAGTAATCAGCCGAGGTGCCAGAATTGGCTGCCGAGGCGATGTTGTTGACCACTCCCTTGATGACGTTGCCCACATGCTGAGCTGTGAAGTATCCACTATACTTGGAGCGGAGGTGTAAGCCATAGCAATCATCGCCCAGACTGTCAACGCTCTCGATGGTGTCGCTTTCGGTGAAGAAAGTGTCACCCTCCTGCGCTGACAGGCGGTTGACAATCAGCTCCATGACCCGCATGTATGTGCGGACGGTGATGCTCTCAACCTCTGCATTGCCATTGGCATCAACCTGTGCTCCCTTGCCGTTGTACAGTCCGGAAACAAAATCCCCGAACTGTGCACCCGCCTTGAACTGCGCCATCTGCTCGGAGATGAGTCCACGCAGGAAGGTAATCATGCCCTCGGCTGCATCGTCATGCTTGCGGCTGAGAAAGGCTTCTGATGTTTCGTCAGCACAGAAGTGCAGCAGCGAGAGGAAAGCGTTGCCGATGCGGTTTGCCGTGTTGGCCTGCAGGCGCCGCTCGTCTCTGATGCCCTCGAAGAGGGTCTGAAGTGCACTCTTGTCTAATTTGTATGCCATTTTACTTTTTTGTTGCAAAGATAATATCTTGAAGGAATCGGTAAAAATACGCTCCCTAGAGGTTGCGTGCTGCTCCGATGCCCCTGAAGATTTCGGTTAGGGCTGATGCCATCAGACCATTGTACCGGTCGCCGTAGAAGCTAGCCTCATGCTCGTTGAGCTTCATGACAGATGAGTAGTACTTCTTTGAGAACCAGTCACGGCAGCCTTTAGGTTCGCCACCGGCGATGCGACCGCCCCAGGCTGGGCCTACTTTCTTCGGTTTCTCGAGATTGTTGTCTCGGCGGTATTCATCGCCCAAGAATTTGAGGTCGCCGTTGTTGATGCGGTGGACTTTCTCGCCTCCCTGTGCCTCGGTCCACTTGTACCACTCATGTGCCGGTCCTACTCCTGCAGCTACATAGATACCGTACTGCAGGAAGTTGTGCTCAATGGTTGTCACAGAGCCCTGCTCCAGGTGCGCCTTGATGGAAGCGTAGAGGCGGCCGGTATCGATGGTACGAAGCCGCTCCATGCGCTCTCTCCAGTAGTCGCCCATGGCGTTAGTCCAGCCTCGCTCATATCTGAGGAGATCGTCTACTGCTGCGTCTGCCATAGGCTCTCGTCATACTGTATATCGATAGGTTCGTCTGATGTGATCATGAAGTAGAGTCCTGTGACGCCATTCATGGACCATCTGCCCAGTTCGCTCGAATAGACCTGCGTGAGGTCCAGGAACTCCATCTGTCCGTCGTATGCCTCACGGCTCTTGTCGTGGAGCATACGGCTGAGGAACTGTCGGAAGATATATCTGCAGATATTCATTTTCGCCTCTCGGTCTGCCATGTCATCGCGCCGGTACCCTGCCAGGATCCAGACGGTATAGACGTTGCGGTCGAAGAAACCCTCTCCAATGGAATGGGTGTTGCTGTCAACGGTGTCTGACACCATAATGAAGTTGGATGCCTTGCGGAACTGCTGCATGACTCCCTGGATGGAATCAGGTCCGGAGCACTCCGTTGCGACAAAATTATAATCCTTGCAGGTTCTGCACTCGGCAGCCAGCTGCTTGAAATATGCGATGGAATCGAAGATTTTCTCTGTCATATTCTGAATATTTAACTGTTTTGCCTATTGCGCTTCTTGAACTCCTCCTGCCCTCTCGTGCCTTGTTATCAAGCTCTGTGAGGGCAGCCCAGCAGTCGGTATTGTAGACAGCCTGCAGTTTGGTCACGTCACCATCTGTAAGTGCCCTGATCTGCGCCTGCATGGCTGGCAGGATGTCCTCACGCCGCAGTTCTCCATCCTCTTTGGCTGGTCTGAAGAAGTGAGGAAAGTTGGCGGCGAAATACTCCTTGACGCTCGAGAACCACATGAAGACTCCGAGGAGCTCATAAGGTTCGAAATTGGCGGTTTCATCGGAAGAACCGCCTGCTGTCCTGTACATGAGATGCGCCATTTTCTGCAGGAACTTGTCTTCCTGGTTAAGCATGAACAGCTGGTAGTTCTTCTCGATATTGAGGTAATCGTAGAAGCTGATATCACGTAGCAGGCTATCTACTGCCGTCAGCTGAACGTCACTTGTGACCTGTAGAGGCCGAAAGTCCGTAAAGGAGTCGATGAAATCGAAGTTTTTGAGCAGGAAGAGGATTTCTGCAGCGCTGATATACAGGACTCTCTCGCGCACTTTCCCAGTCTTAGTATCGCCATTTTCACCGCTTTCATCGCATTTAACGCTGCATTTCCACCCGGTTCGGGTGTACTTATGTACGGTAAGACCGCAGAACCTTGCGAGAAGGTAGCATTTGACAACGGTATGATCCTGGAACGTCGACATGATGCTAAGGACATAGCGCAACTGATCCTCTGAAAGTTCCGCCCACGATGACGGCGCCTTGAAATTGAACTCTTGTGTACCATCTTTATGCGTTGAAAACGAAGGCAGGTTTTGATTTTTCATTGTTGAACTCTTTGAAATGGTTAGCCTTATATGCCGATGAATCCGCATATATTGGGAAGTTATCGAGATGTGCATCGAAGTATCTGAGCAGTCTCGCACGCTCGTTGGAGTATGCCGACAGCATGTCGTTGGTCAACATGATCAGGCACCGGCTCAGCATGAGGCGCACGCAGCCTTCAAACTCATTGCCCTCTCTCACACCTCTGACCAGACACATGATGTCATCCATCTGTTCTTCTGACACCAGCTTGCGAAGGGTGGCGTCTGCCTCCTGCATGGCTGCCAGCTTGGACATCCAGTCCTTGGAGGTCATGCTGGTCTGTCTCGTGAGATAGCAATAGCCCTCCATGCTCCACACAACCGTCTGTATGCCCTGCTGAGCCTGGAGGGTGCTTCCCCATCCTGACACTACGGTGAGATGAGACATGACTGTGTCCTGTGCCACGATGAGGGCTATGCGGCATTGCTCTATGAGTGCCTCTACTCTGGAGGAACTGGCTGGAGTGACCTCGTTGTTGGCCACAACGCCAAAGCCTGTAGGCGTAAGCACGAGGTCGAGGTGTCTGACTACGCCGAGGAAGGCATCGAGGCACACCGCCTTGATGACTGCTTCACGCAGGTCGTCGCTGGTCTCCAGTGCCGCCTCTCCTACCTCGCCCAGTATCTGCTGGCTGAGCCGCAGATAGGACTCCTTAAAATGCGGTTCCACCGACTCGAACACCTCAGAGTGCGAGCTGGTGGCTGCAAGGATGCTCTGTTCGAAGTCATCCTTGCTGATTTGAATCTTCATTTTTGCCATTGTTTGAAACTATTGATGTCTGTTGGTCCTTATTTTTGTCTAGTGTCGTGAGTTCTATCATCGGCACGTCTACGGTCACTCCTCGGTCGGCATAGCCATTGTAGTGGGAGATGACGTGGTAAGGCTTGCACATGATGTCGTGGCAGGCCTTCTCGAGCGACTGCTTGAGGATGAAGAGCTCTCGCTTGTCTGAGCCGGAATTGTTCATCTGGCTCTTGCCAGGAGTGGCTCCGATGAGGTTGGGATGCACGCCCAGTGAGAAGCAGAGGGCGTTGGA